AGATACATTTGCTCCGTTAATGACAGTTCTTTTAGCAAACTCAAATACTTGTTTAGTAGGACTGGAAATAGATTTGTTAAGATTTATCTCAACACCTAATCCGTCCATAACTTCCAAATATTTGGTTGCTAATTCTTTGTCAAAAATTACTATATCATCACCAAGTACTTCGTATCTATCTTCTCATTTTTGGAAATTTCCAATCTGAGTTGAACAATATTGAAGTATTCAATGATGAGTAATAGCAAGACCTGCCCAGGAAGAAAGACCTCCCATAGGTTGACCGACAGAATATTTGTACTGATTGTTTTGATCACTCAAAAGATGAGGATATTTCTTTCCTACTTTTGGTGAAAACTCAAATGTACGATCAGCCATTAATGACTGTCATGCAGATGAGAATCCTTCTAATTTTACTAAACCCTCTAAGATAGAACCCGTAAGGGATCTAGGTAGACGGTCAGTAGCGCTAGAAAGGTCAAAACTAAAAGCACAATTATAAAGTTTTGCTTTCTCAATGGATCTCTCTACGCTGGCCTCCTGATTAAATGTTCCATCATTAGGGATTTCCTTAAGGATTGAAAACAAATAATCATGTAAAGGCCGTAAGACAGATTGACTGATTGAATCAATTAGGGCAAAAACTCTAATTTTTCCAGCAGCTTCTTCTTTTATAGCGAATTGAGAGAGAGCATTATCGGGATTAGCGGATTTCTTAAAGTTTAACCTTTGAGATTTCGTCATTGCCAATAATGATTCCATGTTAGAAATTATAGAATTTCACCGAGCCAAGTTATGTCCTTTAAGAATACTCAGATAATTCTGAATATTTTTATAAACATTCTTTTGCTCAAGATTTCCATTTAAAAGTAAATGAAGATCGGTGAATATCCCTTGGTAACTCATAGAGTTACTAGGAGATGACTTCTGTGATAATACTAACGATTGAGGAGCAAGTTTGGGTTTTAAAAAGGATAGATTCAATCTAGTATAGAATGAACCTGCCTTCGCAAAAGCCATTAGGTCAAGAAGAACCTCTGATGAACCAGAAAATGGATCGTATATAGTATTAATCTTTGTTTTTCCAACAATAGACATAATCCTATAACTACCAAATAATGATAATCAGAATCTCATCAAATTTATATTACCAGATCGTATCATTTGGCGGTCACTACGATTTATTATCGCAGGACATCCATTTATAAGACGAGGTAAAGGTAAATTTGGTTCCAGGACACGGAGAGAGCTTATTTTATCATCTCCCAAGTATTTTTGAAGAGCAACTTGGTTAGCTTTCAGTCACTTGACTGTAAAGTAAGAACCATGATTGTTGTTCATCTTTA